AGGAACTCATGATGTCCTCGGGCCAGTATCAGGAGCAGTTCGGCCAGCAGTCGAATGCGCAGGCCGGCGTGGCCATTCAGGCGCGCCAGCGGCAGGGCGACCGCGCGACGTATCACTTCATCGACAACGTGGCGCGCGCGATCCGCTACACCGGCCGCGTGCTGATCGACCTGATCCCGAAGATCTACGACACGGCGCGCGTCGTGCGTATCGTTGGCGAGGATGGCACCGAGACGTTCGCGCAGATCGATCCGAACCAGGAGCAGCCGCTGATGCAGAAGCCGCATCCGACGATTGCCGACGAGGTGCAGCTGATCTTCAACCCGGGCATCGGCCGCTATGACGTGACCGTCGAGGTTGGTCCGAACTACGAGACGCGCCGGCAGGAAGCGTTCAACGCGCTCACGCAGATCATGTCGCAGGATCAGGAACTGATGAAGGTGGCCGGCGACCTGCTGTTCAAGGCGGCTGACTTCCCGATGGCTGAGGAAGTAGCCGAACGTCTGCACCGCACGATCCCGGCTGCGATCCTGGGCGAAGGCCCGACGCCTGAGATGCAGGACGCCACGCAGAAGATGCAGCACATGGGACAGATGATCGAGCATCTGTCGCAGGAATTGCAGCAGGCCAAGGGCCGAACGGATGACGAGCAACAGCGCATCAATATCGAAGCGTACCGCGCCGAATCCGACCGGATGAAAGCGCTTGGCCCGGTAGACGCGCAACTGGTCTCGCACCTTGCAACCCAGGTGGTGATGCAGATGATGCAGGACGGCTCGCCTGAAGGCCTGGCGGCCCCTCAGATGCAGCCGCCGCCCGATCCGTCGCAACAGATTCAACCCCAACCGAACCCGCCGAGTGCGGGTTTTTCTTTGCCCGCTCCCCAAGGACAGTGACATGTACCCAGGCATCCTGCAGGACCTCGGCTCGACGACGCCGATTCAAGGCCTCTACAACATCAAGCAGACGCTCGCGCCGGCGTCGGTCGGCGCAAATACCAGCATGGAACAGACGTTCAACGTCCCCGGCCTGCAAGTGGGCGATTCGATCGACGTCAACAAGGCGTCGCATCAAGTCGGCCTGTCGATCGGTAATGTGCGCGTGTCGGCGGCAAACACGCTGGCGATCCAGTACGTGAACACGACCGCGGGCGCGATTGTGCCGGCCACCGAGCAATACATCATCGGCGGTCAGCGCTAAGACCCAGCATCACAGCTTCCCCGAAGGCCCGTTTCTCCTAACCGAGAGCGGGCCTTTTTGCTTTCCGTACCGGCGCGGCATCACCGGGCTCAATCCTTGGACATGTCCATGCAAACCGCAGAGAACGCAGCACCCGCAGTCGAGAACGTAACGCCTACGGCCTCCACGGAACAGGCGCAACAGCCCGCAGCAGTGAGCACGGAACCGGGCGCCGAGCAAACCGCAGCAGTTGGCGAGCAGCAGCCGCAGCAGCAGGAAAAGCCCAAGAGCGATTGGGTGCAACGGCGCATCGACCAGCTCACGCGGGAGAAACACGAGGCATTGCGACGGGCCGCCGACGCAGAAGCACGAGTCAGCCAGGGTCAACAGCCGTCCGGTGAGCAACGCACCGGGCAGTCCATGACACCGGACGAGATCCGCGCCGAAGCGAAGCGCCTGATCCAGCAGGAAAAGTTCGATGCCGACTGCAACAAGGTGTTCGACGCCGGCAAGACCGAGTTCCCCGACTGGGATTCGTCGCTGCGCACGTTCCAGATGCTTGGCGGCGCCCCCGCTGAGTTTCTCGAAGCCGTCACGGCGATGGATGGCGGCCACAAGGTGCTTCACCACCTTGGCCAGAACCCGGAAGAAGCCGAACGCCTGCTGTCGCTTCCTCCGTTGCGCATGGCGCTTGAGCTGGCCCGTCTTGAGACGAAGGTCGGCCAGGCCACACCGAAACCTGTATCCAACGCTCCTGCCCCGATCACCCCTGTGGGTGGCAAGTCCGCACCTGTCGAACCCGAAGAATTCGCGTCGACGGCGGACTACATCGCGTGGAAGAAGCGCAACCGTAAATGAGGTCTTAAATGCCGAATACGCTTCTCACTCCGACCAAGATTCTCGACGAATCGCTGATGATCCTCGAGAACAACCTGTCCTTCACGAGCCGCGCGAACCGCGATTACGACAAGCAGTTTGCCGTTTCAGGTGCCAAGATCGGCGCGACGGTCAACGCGCGTAAGCCGAATCGCTTCGTGGGTACGACCGGCCCGAATCTGAACATCGAAGGCGTGAACGAACAGTCGGTACCGATCACGCTGACGACGCAGTTCCACGTCGACTTCACGTTCAGCTCGATGGAATTGACGTTGATCGTCGATGAGTTCGCCGATCGTTACCTCAAGCCCGCAATGGCGACGATCGCCAATAAGATCGACTTCGACGGCCTGCAAATGGCTTCGCTGGTCGCGAACAACGTTGGCACGGTCGGTACGCCGCCGAGTGACATCGATGTGGTCCTTTCGGCTGGTACCGCGCTCGACTATGAGGCGGCACCGCGCGATGGCATGCGTCAGATCGCATGGGATCCGGTGAGCAACCAGAAAATGGTGAAGGGCGCAGCTGGCCTGTATAACCCGGCTCGGTCGATCGGCGAGCAATATGAGTCGGGCATCTTCCAGGCGACGTCACTCGGTTTCGACATCGCATCGGATCAAAACGTTGCCACACTCACAACCGGCACGCGCACGAATGGCACGGTCTCGGGCGCCGCACAAACAGGCTCGACGCTGATGGTGACAGGGCTCGGTGCCGCCGCGACTGTCAACAAGGGTGACACGTTCACGATGCCGGGCGTCTATGCGGTGAACCCGCAGAACCGTCAATCGACCACCCAGCTTCGCAAGTTCACCGCGACGGCTGCCGCGACGGCTGACGGCTCGGGCAATGCGACGCTCTCGATCTTCCCGCCGATCAACACGGCTGCGTCGAACCAGCAGTATCAGACGGTCACGGCTGGCCCGGCGAACGCCGCGGCGGTGACGTGGGACGTGCCGGCCAGCACGCAGTATGTGGCCTCGCTGGCGTACCACAAGAACGCCTTCACGCTGGCGACCGCCGACCTTGAGGACATGAGCCAGTACGGCGCATGGGGTAGCCGTCGCGTGCATAAGGGCATCTCGATGCGTATTGCTCGCCAGTACGCGATTGGCACCGACACGGTTCCGTGCCGGATCGACGTGCTGTACGGATGGTCGGCCATCTATCCCGAACTGGCCTGCCGGATCATCCGTTGATCATGGCGCTGCTGCAACAATCGGCCCCCGCTTCGGCGGGGGTTTTTGCTTCTGGAGGCAACGTGTTCCAAGAATTTCCGATGTGGGTCAAGCACGAAAGCGGCGAGTCGAAGATTGTGGATAGCGAGGAAGCGTTCGCCGCGCTTGGCGATGGCTGGAAGAAGCCGGAAATAGCCAAGCCGGTACCGCGCGAAAAGACGCCCGAGTTCGTCGAATTCCCGAAGTGGGTCGGCGATGTGCTCGTGCAGAACGCCGACGAAGAAGCCGCACTGCTCGGCTCCGACGACGCCGACACGCGCGCCGCGCTGCTTCTGATCGCAGCCGAGAAGGGCGTGAAGGTCGACAAGCGCTGGTCTGACGACAAGATCCGCGCAGCGCTGGAGGCAGCGTGACGACGGCCGTCGACCTGTTCCAGCTCGCGCTGAAGGATCTGGGCGCGCTCGGTATCGGGCAGGCGATCTCTGCCGAGGATACGGCCGACGCGCTGAGCACCGTCAACATGATGCTCGATTCGTGGCAGGCCGAACGGCTAATGGTCTATCACCTGATCGACACCGCCATCCTCTCGACCGGCAAGCAGTCATACACGGTGGGGCTCGGCGGCGACTTCAATATCGCGCGCCCGATCAAGATTGCGAGCGCCTACGCGCGCCTGAATCCGGGTACCGCAAACCCGATCGATTACCCGGTGAAGATGCTCGACGCGCGCGAGGACTACGCGCGCATCGCGCTCAAGTCGCTCGCATCGTTCCCGGAATGGGCGTTCTATGACGCCGCGATGCCGCTCGGCAACCTGTTCTATTACCCGGTCCCGAGCAGCAGCTTCGAGCTCCACATCCTGACGATGGAGCAGTTGCCGCAATTCCCGACGCCCGCGACCGTCATCACGTTGCCGCCCGGCTATCTGGCTGCAATCCGATACAACCTCGCGGTCTGGCTCTGCGGCATGTATCAGATCGACCCGCCGCGCTCCGTCCAGATGCTTGCGGCTGGCACGAAGCGGACCATCAAGCGCATGAACACGCAGATTCAGGCGATGTCCATGCCGCGCGGGCTCGGTACGACGCAGAAGTACAACATCTACTCGGATCGGCCTTACTGATGCGCGTCCCTCTCACATCCGGCGCGTATGCGGCGAAGAGCATCATCGCGAACGCGCAGCGCTGCGTGAACCTGTATGCCGAGGCCAATCCGCAGGATGCGCCGGCGCCGTTCACGTATTACCCGACGCCAGGGCTGACGCTCATTTCGACGCCGCCGGTTGCGGGCGAATCGCGCGGCATCTATACGGCGACGAACGGCAAGCGCTACGAGGTCGTCGGCGCGAATGTCTATTACGTGGACGCGTCCAACACGTACGCCAGCATCGGCACGCTGCAGTCGCTTTCTGGCCCCGTGTCGATGGTCGACAACGGCACGAGCGTGTTTGTCGTTGATGGCTCGACTACCGGCTTTACCATCGACTTGACGTCGAACAAGATGACGCAATGTACCGATCCGGCGTTCTACGGCGCCGACAAGGTGGATTACGTCGACGGATATTTCGTCTTCAATCAGCCCGGCACGCAGCATTTCTACATCTCGCTTTTCAACGACATTGCATTCGATCCGCTCGACATCGCGAGCAAATCAACGTACGCGGACAACCTTGTCACGCACGCCGTGATGCATCGGGAAATCTGGCTGTTCGGCGAACTGACGACCGAGGTCTGGTACAACACCGGCGCATCTGACTTCACGTTCGGGCGTATGCCGGGCGTGTTCATCGAGCATGGGTGCGCTGCAAAGCATTCAGTCGCCAAGATCGATCTCGCGCTGTTCTGGCTGTCGAAAGACCTGCAAGGGCAGGGCATCGTGTTCGCCGGCAAGAACTATTCAGCCGAGCGTATTTCGACGCATGCGATCGAGCAGGAATTTTCGACTTACGACCGCATCGATGACGCGATCGGTTTTTCCTACCTGCAAGGCGGCCACGCGTTCTACATGCTGTCTTTCCCGGCCGCCAATAAGACCTGGTGCT